CCGTGTCGGCGTGTCGTGTTTTGTTGTGTGCTATATTTGAGATATCAACAAAAAACATTAGAGAATAGGAAAAAATAAAATGTTTGAAGTTAAGGCTTATGTGACTGAGATTGCACCGGATAATGTATATAAGGTTGATGTTGACGGTTTTGAGACAACTGTTCGTGCTTGTGAGGAGATTGATGATAGTGTGGTCACGTTTAAATCAGCCCTTACTAGGGTGCTTGAATTTAAATATGGTGATTGTGATTTTGATTTTGTGTGTTGTGGTGTTAAAAATGGTGTTGGTTGCTATGTTGTTTCAATTGATGATTATGTTTGGTGATTGATGTAATAAAAGCCGGTTGGTTTTGTTACCAACCGGCTTTATTATGTTGTTACCATGCTGTGGTGAAGTGTCCGGCCATGGCTCCGTTAGGTGTGCCGTGGCTTCCTGTAGTGGCGTAGGGTTGTATTCCGAAGGTACCGTCTGCGTTTATTTTGAATAGTGTTGCTTCATTTGCGTTGTTAGATACCTGTAGTGTCCATTTGCGTACTGAGTTGGTATTGTCTTTATCGTTCCACGCCCATTGCGGCAAACCGCTTATGCTAGTCCACTCGGCCGGTGTGACACCGTTTTCCATTTGGAATGCGTAGCTGATTGTTCCGCCGCTTGCGTTGACTGAGAGCATTCCGGCGGCTGGGTTGTCGGGTTTTCTCCATACCCAGTGTTCGTGTCTGCCTGTGTATGTGCCTGTTAGGTAGCGGAGAATGTAGTTTCGGATTATTGTAGTGCCTTTTTCGTTAGGATGAATCTTATCGTTTTTGATGTTTTCTGGTTTACCCATGTTCCATGTCCATGCCCACGGGATGCTTTCTATTCCGTTTTCGATTGCGGCTTGTTCGATTTCGCCCGCGTTGTAACGCCAATAGTCGGATACGGTGTTATTATCCCATAACATGGGTATTGCTATTATTCTAGCGTTAGGGTATTCGTTTATGCATTGTTGGAATAATGCAGTTGCGGCTGTTTTTATTTTGCCGCTGTATCCATCGTTTGAGTTTCTTGAGCCGCCGATTATAACTAGTGACACCTTGTTGTGGTCATATGTATTGTCTTGATGTGCGGAATTGAACTCTGTTTGATATGTTGTGTTTGGTTCGATGTATCCCGCGCCGCCTATTGCATAGTTTTTGAGTGTCCAGCCTAGTTTTGTTGCTACTTGCACTGCCCATGACGTGTTATCGGTGGGAGATGCGTAGCTGTCACCGAACGTGATCATGATTTTGTCGCCGCGCATGTTGAACATTTCGTTTACTTGGATGTAATTGTTTATTGTTGTAATTTGTGTTTTGTTGTTTTGTGCGGTTTCGGTGGTGTTGTTTATTTTGTTTTTGAGTTGTGTTGCGGTTTCGGTATCGGTTACGCCTAGTGCTGTGAGTTTGTTGGTATTGTTTTGTGCTGTTTCTAACGCTTGCGCGGCTTTACCGCCCGCAGTGTTTGCGTTAGTGTTGATTTTGTATAGATTATCGTCGATAATGTCCATTGACGCATTGTATTGATCATTGAGGTTTGCCGCGTCGCCGGTTTGATATTTTTCGAGGTTGAAGTTGGTTGTGTAGCCGGTCATGTTAGTTGTCCTTCTTGAGGTTTGTCGGGTGATTTATTTCTTCCTGTACTTTTAGTTGATGTATTACGCGGTCTAGGATACGCATTGCGGCGTTGTAACCGTCGCGTAAATCGGCTAAGTCGCCTGTTTCGTATAGTGGCAGATGATAGAACGGTGTTTCTGTTGCCATGATGGTATGCCCTTACTTGGCCGATGGAATTGGGTAGCCCTCTGCGGTTTTTTTGAGTGCGCTGAGGTCGGTAACGGTAAAAGTTTCCGTGCCGGTACGGTTTAATATGTGGTTGAGAGTGGTGCCAAGTGTTTGCGCGTTAGACCCGGTTAGACCTAACGCATTTATGAATGCGGCTAGGCCGTCCGGTAGCACGTTGTCGTTTAATGCTAAGTCCGCTTTATCGCTGACGCTTTTTATGGCGGCATCGATTTTATCCATTGATGAATTGTATTGGTCAAGTAGATTTGCGGAACTCCCCGCCGCATATTTTTCCAGTGCATAATTCGTGGTGTTATCCATGATACTCCTTTTTTATGATAGTGGCGGGTATTTATCGCCGGTGGTTGGATTAGTGACACGTGGTGTTGTGTCGTTGAATATGGTAAGATTGCCGATTGCGGATGTTTCGTCGGTACGGTGCTCGGATAGTTTGCCGGTGTTGATATCGGCTATTTGAGTGACGCGCGCGCCGTACACTGCTAGTTCGCGGTACAAGTCGCGTAGTGCTGTTTTACTGTCAGTGTATTCGCCTTTTGTGATGTTCCAGACCAGTTGTGTGTCTCCTATGTGTTCGATTTGTTCCTGTATTTGCGCTATGGCGATTGCATAGTCGTTTATGTGTGCTTCAATGTTTTTTATTCTTGTATCATAGTCGGTCAATGTTTTGTTTATGTCGGTTACAATTTCATCAAGATATGCCGTTATGTGGTCGATTTCACACGCGATATGTTTTATTATTTCCTCTTGGCTTTTGGCGTTCCAGTAGAACGCGGGTATGGCGGGTGTGTAGGGCCATACCGAGTAAAACGGTAGATATGGAAACATTATTTTTCCTTCCTTGCGAGGTTGATTCTTTGCGCCAAAACGTAGGCGTATTGTAGCATGATGGCGTATTGTTTTATCAACAATTCATAGTGATTATCAGTTGGCAGTGTTTTCTTTTTGTCCATTTGTTTCAATAGATAATCACCTAGTTTGTTGATGTTTTCGCTAAGTTTGGAATATTCGTTTTTCGATGCGGGCTAATGTATTGGCGTCCATGAAAATCACCTCGCTAGTAATTGTTTATGTTGATAGTCCATAACGGGCTAAAACATGATTCTAGATGATCAAGTAACAACACGTCAATGTCAACATAATCACCGTTTCGGATACGTTCGATTTTGTCCATGAAATTGCCATTAGTGACTGTCTCGTATTGATTATCTGTTGCGTTGCTTGCGTAGTCCTGATTTTCGGTCAGTTGAGTTGCCGGGAAATCGCTGAAAACGGTTCGCATTTTATGCCATATGTCGCTATCGCTTAGTATTATATCCGGGTTTTTATCTGCAAGCGCGTATAGTGGGCGTAATGTCGGCATTATTTCTTGTATGAGCCGTATAAAGTGCCGTCGCCATCTTGACGGTGGCATGACGCCTAGTTCCCGGTCGTAGAAGCGGTTTTCGATTTTGCGGCAACAGCGCGTGTATTGCGTGTCATTATAGGCAACGTCCCGCCATGACCATGCGGCATTATCCCAGTCAACACCGCCCGGCACGTCGAGTAGTTCGCCAAACGTGTACGTCATCACGCCATGAAATTCGTCGCGTGATTCGCACGGTTGGTAGCTGTCTATGTCATTCTGCATTATCATCGCCGTCCAATCGTTCGAGATTGTTCAAATAATCATAATTGCGTGAGATGTTGTCTTCGTTCCACACGACTTGTATCGGTTCCTTGAGGTATTTCGCAAATCTTGTGTTGAGTATATCGCAAGCGGCGCGGCGTTCCTCCAGTTCGCTGAGCGCGCGTAGGTCGGTCGGTTCGCCGTAATCCTGTATTTCGTCGGCGGTCTGTCGTTCCATTTTCAAGGGTAGGTTTTTGATACCCAGCGCTTGATAGAACGAATTCCATGTGTTTTGTATGTCGTTCTGTAATTCCATGCCGATATATTCGACATTGGTTTTCAGCACGTTGGCCTTCATGGAATCGGTGAAGCCCGGTGTCGCCATGATCGCCATTTCACCGCCGCTGATTTGCTTGATGACGTTGATGCCCGCCGTTTGCTGTCCGGCTGGAACTTCAAGGATAAACGGTGTTTTCTGGTTGAAACGATTCTGTCGCCGCGTCATGTACAAATCTTCTATCTCATGCGCGAAAAACTCGATGGTTGGGATGAGCGGCGTGCGGGCACGGTTGGCGTAGATGAAAACACCGTTTGAGTTGTTCACCGGGAAACGCCAGCCGTTGATGCCGTAGCTATCCCATTTCTTTGGCTTGTAATACACGTTGAAATTCGATGTTGTCACCGCCTGCGTGCTGAAAAACACGCCGGGCTTGCTATGCGGAAACGCGATTGTCGCGTAACCAAAATACAATAGATTGTATTCCAGAAACCAAGCGTCGCAGGTTTTCGGCAGGTTCAGCCATTTGAACCGTGATAACGCGATATTCAACATTTGCGAATACGCCATCAAATACGCTTGCGAGTTGAGCGCCTCGGACTGTTGCCATACCGGTGCGCCGCGCTCACCCAGTTCCGCGCGGGTCAACGGCCTTTTATGTGTACGTTTGCGTCCCATATTTTATCACCTTATAGATTGTCGTGTGCGAAGTCGCCGCCGACTTCCTCGGGCCTGTTCCATATTGTAACACCGGTATTGAAAATATCCCTTATTGTCTGCAATTGCTCGTTTTGCGCCAATGGGCATATCGTCCATATGTCGGCGGTCTGCCAGTACGTGTAATGCTTGCACGTTGTCAGCGTCGGTTTGTTGTAGAGTTTGTTGCTTGCTATCCCGTAGCGTAGCATGTAGTCTCCCGCCGCCGCTATCGCGCCGTTGTCTTCCGTGACTATTTTCACGGTCATGGCGTCAAGCCCCGTGGCCTGTCTGAAATTGTCACCGCCATACGCGCCGACCGGTTGCGCCGGCTGGTTGAGCATGTCGCGCCATGACGCATTCGCGTTGTCGCGCGCGTTCGTCATGATTCGTTTGGCGTTGTCAACCGTCACACCACGTGACGCGTCCGCGTTCGCGTTGACCGTGCCCGTGCTTGTGGCGGTCATGTCGGTAGCCGCGCTTGTGCTGTACTCGGTAACGCGGTCGGCCTGCGTGTTCGCGCGACTGGTCACGGCGGTGGCCTGCGTTATGGCATGTTGTGTTTGCTCGGTGTTGGCCTGTATTGCGGTTTTCGCTTTATCATTTGCAACATAATTGGATGTCGCGTTGAGTTCTTGGCTGTTAGTGATTGCAACACCGGTGTTGTAGCCCTGAAGCGCCGCGCCGCCGATTGCCATTGCACCGGCCACCACCGGCGAGGCCGCGCCCCCGGTGCCGATTACCAGCGCGGCCCCCGCCATTGTGCCTATCGCGCTTGCCACGTTTGTTATCGCCTGTGTTTGGGTGCCTTCCACAAAAGCTTTATTCTGTAGGGTATTATCATCACGTACATCACGGTTGATTTTGACCGTGCTAGTGCCCAAGTCATCGGTTTGCCGTGTGTTCGAGTATGTGAGATTATCCGACCGCACACTATTGGACTCGTTTTTTATCGCTATGTCGCGTTGATTCGCGCGTGCGGTGTTCGATACCGTCGCCGCACTGCTACGATACGTGTTTGCTTGACTGACATTAGCCGAGCGCGCGCCGTTTTCATATGTCAGCATGGCGTTTTGTCGTGCCTGACTTACGGCGACATTGTAGGAGGCGGCGCGTTGCGCGTCGATTGCGCGGCGTTGCAACGCATATGTCGGTATGTCATGGGATATGAGCGTTTTGAGCATGTCCGCGTTCGGCACGTCGGCGGTGATGGCGGCCCCGTTGATGGCGTTGATGGTTATGGACGTGTCGCCGTCGCCTCCGATGCCGTCAAGCCATGCGAGTTGTCGTAATATCGGGTAGCTTAATGATGTGACGGTTTGCGCCGAGAGGTGGCCGCATTCCGCTATTTCCACTCGGGTTTTATTGCCGATGTTGTCGGATATTTCCAAGTGGGCGTAGGGTGCGAGGTACAGGCGTGTTATTTTGGCGTATTCGGGCGAATAACCGAAGTCATTTGTGGTTAGATTAATGTCCGCTAGTTTTGTGCGCGCGCCGCTGACCGTATGCCATGCCACATCATTAACCGTAGTGCTGGTTCCGAAGTGCATCATGTTCGCCGTGGCAACGAAAACAGATACTATTTGTGACATGATATGTGGATAATACGCAAACAGCGTATCAAAATAATCACCCGATACTTTGGATGATTCCAGCGCGTACATGTACACGTTGCTTGCGGTGATGTTATCAATGGTATTATATGACGTACCCGCGCCGGTTACGTTTGACGTGTTTATGTTCCCCGCGCCCCATATAAAACCGTTGATCGTTGCGTCGGCGTTGGTATATGACGGGCTGGTATCCGTGACGTTTGTACCGCGCACATTGCTCATTGATTGCAATTGTTGCGGGGAAAACGTTGCGGACAAACATATGTATCTTGTCCCGTTTTGCAAATTGATAGGCGTGCTTTTTTTGATGTTCGTGGCCGCGTTGCCATAATCAATGTCGGGTAGCGTGAAATCACGGCAGTTGGCCCGTGGGTTATCCAACAGTTTTTGCGGTGTCGTTTCCGTCAACGGCGCGTGTCCGCGTGACAACAGCAAACCGTTGATTGTGGTGCTGTTGATATAGTCCGTCCATACATCACGCGCAAGCGTGCATGTTGTCGTGTTCGGCGCTTCGGCGCGTACCGAGGTGACGAAAAAGTGATAGCGTGTCTGCACGTCGGTTTTCTGATACGGCGTATTGACAATATCATGCGAAAAATCAACGACAATGTAATTATACCGTTGCGCCGTCATATACGGTACGGGCAATTTTATACCGTCCGTATCGGCGCGCGCGATATACATGTTAGTCGTGAGCTTGACGGTTTCGCCGTCCAGCGCGTCGAACCATGCGTCTCTTGCGGCGTCATCGGGGAATTTCACGACATCATGATAATCATCGTACCAGTTCACGCGGCACAACTTTATTACCGTATTTGGCGTCCAAACATTGTAATCGAAAACATTACGGTACTGTTCGTACACGCGCGTGTCAGTATCGGGGAACTTCGTTGCGTTTTGAAGGTGTGGGAAGTCCATATCATATCTTTCTTTATACGAAAAAAAAAAGGGTGATGTTTCACGTGAAACACCACCCATTTTAACATGAAGACTATTTGACGGTGAAAGTGCACTCGGCCTTATGCTCAGTGGTCTCCCTGGTCGGGTTGACATACGTCGCGGTGCCGGCCACGGTAATGACGTCGCCCGCCTTGAGACCGTTACGCTGGACATGCAAGCGCGCTTGGTCATCGACGAACGTGTTGACATCGAGCTGGAACGCCGCGCCCTCTGCGCCGTGCTTGGCCGACACCTCGTAGGTTGCCGAGTTCGGCGCAACCTCGATGGCGGTGCCCGTCGGCGTCACGTTGGCGGTGAGCTTCGGCGTGAGCTGTACCACGTCGCCCGCCTTGACGTCGCCCGACGTCGGCGTCAGTGTGAAACCGGTCACGGTCTGCGTCACGACATTGATGCTGGTACCCGCATCGGTGGTGAACAATGCGCACGGGGTGAAGGGCGATACGCCGTAGATTCCCCAATGGTTGAGATACAGAGTGTTGCCCAAGGTCTGGGGGTTGTAGAACTGGGTGGTGCCGTACATGGTGTCGCGCACCTGATACCAGTCGGCCGAAACAAGCAACGCGACAGCGCCCGGGATGCCGAGACTCGGCACCTGAACGATACGATACGGCACGTCGGCTTTGTCCAGCTGGAAGACTGCGGACAAAGCGTCAACGTCAATCGACGCAAGATATTCCGGCTCAATCAGCAACACCATTTGCTGGGGGTTGGCGTATGCCGGGATGTCGGTCACGTTGAGCGCATTGTACTGGGTGCTCGGGAACTGCATACGTCCGGCGGTCGAACGCAACGCCTTGAGCAACGTCCTGGCGGTCGTTTCGTCGCTCGGTACATTATCAAGATGCACCTTGTAGAAGCCGAGATTCTGTTCGTAGTGGCGTATCAGCGCAAGCATGATGTTCATTTCATCGTAATTATCGCAATTACGCGGGGTCTCCATAATCTGCGCGATAAAACGATTCAGCCCGAAATCATCAACGAACGCCTGCCGCAACTCATCTTCTGTCCATGAGATGGGGTACTGATCACGACGGTTATTCTCGTAGAACCAGACGGCGGCCTCGGGGCGGTGCATCTTCAGAAGCTCTTCGGCGTCATCCTTGTACCCGTGCGCCTTAATCCATTTGACGGCAATCTCCTGCACGGTCGAACCCCAGTAGAGATTCTCTTTCTTGAAAACCGCCAGCGGGTTCTCAAAAGGCGCGTTCTGAGCCATCACGGTGAGTCCGATACGGTTCACCATGCTCCACACACAATCATTCAAATATTGGCGGTTCATCGGGTCGAACAGATAGCGCATGGTATTCGCCACGCCGGTCTGCGTCGCGCTCGGTATGCGTTGCTGGTAGTCATCGGTGCCCTTGGTACGGACTTTATCCAAAATCGTCGCGTTATCTACAGCCATGATATTTTCTCCTATCCGTTACAGCGTGTAATCGAGGTTTTCCAAGTCTTCCGCCGCCGCCTGTGCGATTGCTTCCGCCGCGTCATCGTCGGTTTCCTTGACGGTTGCGCCGTTTTCGACCATCTGCGCCACGGAGTCCGTGAAATTGTCGTAGATGCCGTCGATTCGCTCGTTCATTGCGTCAATTTTATCAAGCACCCGTGTAAGCATGTCGCGCAGGTCATCGAACTCGCCTTCACGGTGTGATTCGTCGGGGGTGAGATCATCACGTTCGGCGGTGTCCCTCTCCTCGGTGGTTTCGTCATCCATTTGTTTTTCCTTTCATATATGAAAAAAAGCCGTACCGGCGAACGAATACCGAACCGGTACGGCTTAAGGATAGCATACTTGCGACATGACTCACAGCGACAACCGGCGCGCTTATCCCTCACGGCCATATCATTGGCGGAGTCAACCGTAGACATCAATGACAATGTTTTAGCGGTCTCACTGCGGCATCTCTTTGTATGCCGTATGTTATTTTACACCAAAATTCTTTAGCATTTCACTTACGGCGTGTTGCGTTTCCACCATATCATAACGCAGATATCCCAGCGCATAATATGATGTAAGATTACGTATCAAATCTTTAGCCATGTTCGCGGTAAGATAGTTAAGTTTGTTGTCCGTCCGGGTAATTGCAAAATACGGTACATGCGCGCCGCCATCATATCTAGATGAGATGAAAACATAGCCGCAACGCAAATCGACATACACGCCGTATTCATGTTGCAACCATCGGAAAACATACGTAAACTTTGCATGTCCGTGCGGTTTTTCGATAAAATCAGTATTATGCCGCGCGAATTTGTTTTTAGAAGTGACGTCATCGTTGTTTTTCAGCATACGCCCCGCTACCGTGTTCTTTGTTTTTTGTTCGGCGTATTCATCGTCACGTACATAGTCGAACAGGCATGTTTTTCCGCCCAGCCATCGTAATCCGTACTCAGGTTCTAACGGTACGTCATAATGCTGAAAATAGGGATTGAAAGCGTCGCAGGCATTGCCCAGCAGAAATACTCTCGGCTTGCGCGATCCCGTATCATCGGCGCGTTCTCGCGTGACGGTGTCCACAAGTTTCGCCAATTGTTCAAATTCGTTTTTCAGATACGTGTGATATCTGTCATCGTTATCTATGATGATTTCATCCATGCAAATGTTCCGCACATTAACGTAAGTACTTTTTTTCTTCTGCTGTTGTAATGACAAAGGTATAAAATAGCCGATTGTTTTCCACGGGTTTTCTTTTTTACCGGTTTTCTTTTTGCGAATTTCAGCTATTTTATTGGTAGTCCTAAACTCATAATCGGGAAAAATATTATCTTTTACGATACGACTGAAATAGTCTGCCGCGACATCGTTGTTTTCCTCACGAAACCGTGTCACTTCCACGAAACAATAGCCGTTTTTCAAATAATCCTCTATCATGTATTTCCGCATACCGTAGGTCTTACCTAAACCGCGCGCGCCGATAATCATGTTCACGTCTGCGTTACGCGGCAGAATTAACGTCCTAAGCCGGTCATAGTAATATTTCGCCATCAATACTCACAATCATAGGTCTGCCGTCCCGCACAATAAGTTCACGCGGCAATGTCTCAACATTCCTATTATATACGTCCCGCATGTATGCAAGATTCTCGCCGTTGGCCTGTTTGTCCGATTCCCCCAGCCATCTGCCGGACGGATACAACGCTATCGCCTCGGGCGCGTCAACATGATATGTCGCACCCCGATAATCGGTGACGGTGCCAACGTACCTATCCCACACATGCGGACGGTTGCGTTGCAACGTATGGCAAATCTCATAATCAACCAACACGTCATAACCCAGTGCCGACCGTACCGTTTCCGCGAAACCGTGACCCATACGCATAATGTCCTCGATACAGTCCTCAATGGTGTACACGCCGTCGGGCCGTGGCAATCCCGCGCAAGTGACATGCACGCGCCCGGACATATCCAGACTCACACGCGCCTTGTTCCACAGTTCCACGTGCTCGGCGTAACGGGTGGTGCCGCCGCAGTCCTCAACCTCGAACTTGCCGATATGATCAAGCGTTGACGCCATGTCGGGCGCGGTGTTTCGGACGCGCCTCATGATAAGATTGATCGCGTTTTCTATCGCGGTGTGCAATGGTTCGAGCGCGTCCAACAGTTCCGCGTCGGTCACGTCATCGGCGCAACTGATTTTAAGACTGTCGGTATCGCCGCCCGTGACGGCGACACGCGCGCTGAAACGCCGATATATCAGCATCATGGCTATCACAAGATGCATACGTGACCCGGCTACAATTCGCATACCATACGTGTACAGCACGCGCGGTGTCTTCGGGCGTTTTTTCGCAAAATTCTCAGGTGCGCAAATCGTATTTTTATCTACTTCCAGCTCGCCTTTTTCCGTCACGCGGTAATCGGCTTTCATGACGTCTTGAGCCTGAGTGCCATAGATGCCGTTGAATTGTCCTTTAACGGTGCTACCGTAATAGGATTGCAGAAATTTCATGCTCAACGTGCCCGTCCTAGCGTCACGTGCGATTCCCTCGGGTATCGACTCGGGTATATCACCCGCATATGGTACACCCTCGGTGTAGTGTTTAATCAGGTTTTTAACGTCGGTTTTACGCGCGAACAGCATATTTGATTGTAGGGTCACGTAATCGGGCGGTACAATCGTCTTAGTGGTGGCCTCACCATACAATACATGCATTTTGTCAAACTCATACACCTGTGCCACGTTCCACAGCTCAATCTCATTAACGTGCAGGATGCATTCGTCCGCCTGATACAATTTGCCAAAAGCAAACGTCGGATTAACGGCACTATCAACATAGCCGTGCGCCCTTACACTGTTTTCCTGTGTTTTCGCGCGTTCGTTGTTGCTGTAATCGGTGTCCGCCTGCAACGTCCGCACGAACTTGGAACGTGGGCAGATTGCAATACCCCAATCGGCAAAACATGTGTTTGCCCGCAATCTAATGTTTGTAAAACGTATCGCAACATGCAACCCCGTGCGAAACGGGTCACTATAATTACGTAATACATCTTCAAGCGGCGTGTCAACGATACGCTTACACGCGATTTGCAAAATTTCCGGCGGGGCAACCGCGAATTTAACCGGCAAACGACGCCCGTTGATGAACGCATGATGCATTGACGTAACGTCAAGAGACGCCACGTTATCCACGGCAACGCTTGCGGTTTTAGCGCTCGTAAAAGTCAAACCGCCACGAAAACACGCCTTGCGCAACGCATAGGACTCATAGTTTTTCGGAAACTCCTGATTGCACGTCGTTTCAAAAGCGCGTTGTAACGTGATTTTCTTGCCACCCTGCAACGTGACGCGCCGTCCGCCGATCTCACGGCGCGCCATCTGTCGCACGAGCGAGGTTTTGGTCAATACGCGACACCCCAGCATGTCAGGCGTGAGCCAATGGTTAGCGCGCAACAGCCATTGCAGATACTGCGGTATCACCTGTACATCACGCCGCGCGTAAAACAGTTCCTCATCGGTCAACGGCGTTTCAGGCGTGCGCGCAAGTGTGTAATCCCAATCGCCCACCGCCTTGGGCAGGCCGCATGTCTCACCCATAGCGCGTAGGCCGCCCATTTCAAGATAGAACGTATCCCAAAAACGGCACACCACATTACCATCAACGCACAAATCGAGCGTGTACACGCTTGTTGCGGTCTGCGCGTTGACCTCAATCGTATACGACTGCGCCAATTCCAACATAAGCGTCTGCATGTCGAACATGAGATTATACGCCGCGATTATCGGCACATAACCATGCGCACAACCATACGTAATCAAATCATCAATGTACGCCAACGCTTCGGACGTGCGCCGGTAAAAACGTACATCGTCCGTATCGGGGTCATACGATTCCAACAGGGTAGCCCGCAAATCGTTGAAAATGTACAATATCGGATACGCGCGCGTTTCGGCACCCTCACCAATGTTCGTTGTTTCGGTGTCGAATATCGCCGCAATTCTGTATTTTTTACGTGCTTTCATCGTACCACGTCGGGGGAAACCGCCACTAGCCATATCGGACTACCGCCGTCGGTATCCGTATAATCCTCCAAATCGCCCGTGTGCGCTTTCATGTTTTTGGCGTACTGTAGTACTTTTTCGTTGCGCGCCATAATGGTGTCAAAAAGCTCACTCAGCGAGCCCGCGTCATATGCCTTCATCACGGCCTCCAAACGTTTATCAGGGGAGATATTAGGTTTCTGCCATATGTTTTGTGTGTATCGCCAAAAAATCTTGACTTTTTCCCGACCGAGCTCACCCAACGCGCTCGGCATTCCTTTGGATGCCATCCGCATCTCGGTGCGGAAAATGTTAAACGACCGTCTGCGTTCCATTGCGCGGCCCTTGCCGCCGCGCACCTCGCCAACCTGTCGCACGAGCCTGTCAGCGGCTTCATTGGCGCGCTGATACAATTCTTCACGCATGGCGCGATTGCTCACGCGCCCGACATATGTTTTTTTCAACTGCGATTCAAGCCGCTTGATATAATCCCGTCGCGCGTTTGCCTCACTCTCGGGCATGGCGTCCGTGATGCTTTTTTTCAGACTGTTTATCGCACGGCGCACGCGCTTGCGTTTCGCGGTTAAAACGTCCGCCTGTTTACGCGCCCTAGGCATGATTCATCACCCTCATAAAAAAGCGCCATATTATTTTATGGCGCTTTTTTTCTCTCATTTCAAACTACTTGATTTCAAGCGATTTTGTAGACCTGCCACCACCGAGCGGCGTCGTTTTCACTGCCACGGGGATACCGTTAGGCGCGTTGAAATCGGGGAACATGTCATAAATATCCAACACGCTACGATAAATGCCCTGCGACTGGCTGAAATACGTATTACCGTCATTTGCAAAAAGATAGACGTTAACGCACTTCTGCCCCGTCCGAGAACGCACGCCCGGCGCGGTGTACGCGCCAATGACCGTTAGCGGCGTGTCACCGATATTGTTCAGTGACACTGCGTTGTTACGCGCGTTGACAATGGCACGTTTGCCCTCAAAAGTGCTGTTGTCCATCGTACAAATGTAACGATAATTGTCTACAGTGGTCTGAGCGGTTTCATTAGCGGTGTCGTTCATCTGTTCATTGTTTTCGGTCATGATGTTTCCTTCCAAAATCAGAACTCGGGTTCGTTATCGTTGTCGTTATCGTTGTCGTTATCGTTGTCGGTATCGTTGTCGTTATCGTTGTCGGTTACGATACGTTCGGCGTGTTCGATGAACGTGTCAACGTCCATTGCATACGTTGTCTTGTGTACGGTGATATCATCAATCAGGACGTTGACGATACCCGCGTCCATAAGCGCTTTAACTGCTTTTTCAACGGTGCGAATGTTTCCGATAGTGTGGAACGTTTGCATTTCGCCGTTTCGGTCATAGTAGCTGATATCGCTATCAGCGATTACCTTACGAATCTTGCGCATATTATTATCCTTTATATCTGTTTTTTGTTAACATTTTTGCTAACACATATATCTATAACATAAAAAATCGGCGCGCGCAAAAGCGACACGCCGATTATTAACAATGATTATCAATAACGCAAAATCTGACCCGGATAAATCAAACTCGGGTTAGACAAGCCATTAACCGATGCGACACGCGCCCAATCGGTACCGAAAACAGCCCACAAACTATCACCCGGTTGCACCGTATATGTACGTACCGTATTCGTGCTTGACTGCGCAACAGTGCCACCGCCATAACAAACGGTTTCACCGGGATATATCACATTGGGATTACCGGACGCATACCCCGACCAATCAGACCACGGCAACAAACCAGTCGCCGCCGCGATACCGGCCAACGTGTCACCCGGCCCGACCGTCACACACGTGGACGCGCAACCAGCGTCCGGCACCGGAGCCGGTGCCGGTGCCGTAGTCGAAACACCGCCATCACGCTCGCCACGCGCATAGGCGTCCCATTGCCACCGCTCGCCACGGAAATAGTTCAAGTCCAACGGCCCATAACCCGACACGTAACCATTAGACGTGTACTGTCGCATAGCCTCACCATACGCGCCATACAGCCACGGCACCGTCTGATAACCAGTCGGCGCGTTAGACGCATATTGTGCTACCCAAACACCGCAATGCTCACGTACATACGGCGTGAGCTGACCCAACGAATACGCCCCCGTATAAACGATAGGCCACACCTTCGTGCGATCATACACGCGCCGCACCCAAGTCTCAACCCACGCCCCATTACCAAACTGCGGATTATCGTCGGCCTCCCAATCCAGCGCAAGCACGGCCCGCCCGACATATCCGGCAACGTTATCCACGAAAAAATCAGCTTCAGCAACCGCGTCATTACCCATAGCATAATGATACACGCCGATACTTTTACCGCTGTCCACTGCACGACCGAGCTGATAATTAGCGGCCTGATTAACGCCATTGACCAAACAGACATTATTAAAACCGCCAACACCCCAAGTCGCACCGGCCACAACAAAATCAGCGTCCAGCGCATACGTATCGATATCACACTGCCAATTGCTCACGTCAAAACCACGCATATCCGCGTATGCAGACGGCACAAAAACCAACGACAACACGCATACGCACGCCAATATACTACGCCATATTCGCTTCATCAACATCAACACCCCCCTTATCATCCTTAAGCAAGGTAATAAGTTCTTCAGTCAAAACATTGTTTCGCGTCATCAAATTATTAAAATCACGGAACGTCGTGGCAATAAACCACGCCATAGCGCAACACGCGACAATCGGGAAACCAACACTACCCACAAGAGTAGCAACGGAACTCATATCCATATGCATACACCTCAAACGAAAAAAGGCCACAACACGCCAAACGGCAGGTCATGACCTAATATATCACACTAACAATAACGATAATGATTCTCAACAACCGTGGCCTATCCGGGAATTGAACCCGGCCCGCACATCTTATAAGGATGCCGCTCCAACCACTGAGCTAATAGGCCAAACAACACCATACTACACCCCCGTATCATCCCACAAATTCAACTGCATTAAAGCAATATCATCGGCATAATGCGCCATCACAAAATCAAACAAACCAACACAATCAAAATCACTACACCCAGTCTCATAATGCCCCACACGCATACGACGCACACGACGTAAGCCCTTAACCATACTACCACCTATATAAAAACGCTTACGACCGTTACAACTATGATAATCCATCACACCCAATGCCTCCTACTATAACCGAGAAACACCATACTTACATTATCACCAAAAGACACCATATTATCCCACGTAAAACCAATTGGAAACATATGCACTATTCCATCAAAATCAGCATAACATTCCACAAAATCATAATAACTATAACCCATCTCAAGCAAACGACGAACACAATAATAATTCATAAAACTACACCTAAACATTTTAATCACTCCTATTTTTTCGTTTGTTTTTTTGTTGATATCTCAAATATAGCACACAACAAAACACGACACGCCGACACGG